AGCTAGATATATGGTATAATAAGTTTGATAACACTTTCCGTGAAAGAGGGGGAGCGTTAGTTACAGGGTTAGAGGAAGGTCAGAAAGCTGATGTTGTTTCTAAAGATAACTTAGCAGAAGTTTATAAAATAAATAATTCTACATTAGGTAGTACTCTTAATAGTTGGGGGATGTCTGCTGAAGGAGTATTTAATGTTGGAGCTGCTTCGTTAGCACAAGGCATAGGTATGGCACTTAAAACGGGTACTTTTGATTTTAAACAAATCTTAGCTAATTTCACTCTATCTATGGCTAATACTTTAATAGATTCTCTAGCGCAATCAGCGGCTAACTCTTTAATGTCCAGTATGTTTGGGGAGGCTACAGAGGGTTTAATAGTAGACCAAGCAAAGAATGCCGCAGATATAGCAACCGCAACAACTGTAGTAGGTATCAAAACAGTAGCTACAACCACAAACACAGCTTTAGAAGTTGGTGCAGCAACAACCTCTGCCGGTATTATCACAACAGCCGCTAATTTCTTTGCTAGTAGTATGGTAGCAGCAGCAACAGCTGCTGCCGGTATTATCACAGCAGCAAATGCTACTAGTAGTATAGGTAGTACAATGTTATTCGCCGCGAATGGTGGCGTTCTAGAAGGGGGTTTCAGAGCTTTCGCCAATGGAGGTACCGTAACCAAACCTACTTTAGGTCTGGTAGGTGAGGGTAGATATAATGAAGCTGTAGTTCCTTTACCAGACGGTAGATCTATTCCTGTAATAGGTAACACAGGTGGGGGCAATATTAATAATATTGTTATTAATGTTAATGTAGATGACAAAGGTAATGCATCTACTCAGACTGAAAATTCCGGAGGACTTGATGATAGTACCGGAGAGGAGCTAGGATACCTAATATCTCAAGCAGTACAAACTGAAATAGTAGAACAACAAAGACCTGGAGGACTGTTAAGTAGTTATTAATTATGGCAAACTTTACAAACTTTATTACAGATGTTAATATAAACCCTGACCGAGGTCTAAAAACCTCTTACAAACCCCGAGTTCTATCCGCTAAGTATGGGGACGGATATGAACAGAGGGTCTCTGATGGTATAAATACTCTAACCGAAGAGTGGAGTCTAACTTGGAAGAATCGATCTAGATTAGAAACTAGTAAGATTATTTTATTTTTTGAAGTATTAAAAGGGTTAACTTCTTTTGATTGGTATCCTACAGGCTTAAGCACTTCTGGGATTACAACCTCTATACTTCCAAACCACTTAGTAGATTCTAGTCAAAGTTTTACTAGTAGATACTTAAATACTACCGTCTCCAATAACACAGATAGTACACAAGCCACCGTTTTAGAAGTAGTCAGTAATACTTCTCTAAGGCTGTCCAATGATATAATGGCTTTAGAAGAGAATTACACGATTAACCCGTATAAAAAGTATATTTGTAAAGAGTGGGATAACGTAGAGACTTTTCAAGGTTATAATACTATTACAGCAAAATTCACTCAAGTAAATGAACCCTAAGTAAGGAGAAGTAAGTATGTCCACAAACGCTTTAGTACAAGACTCAAATATATTAGAATCAGGAGCAGTAGTTACACTGTTTGAACTAGACTTAAGGACGGGTGTTGCTTCAGTGCCTACTGATACTGAAGTATTTAGATGGCACTCAGGAGTTAATGATAGTATGGAAGAGGTAGTTTGGCAAGGGTACAATTATTCACCTTTCCCAGTTGAGGCTTCAGGATTTGAGATGTCTGGCAATGCTCAGATTCCCAGACCTAAGTTGTTGGTAAGTAATATCACCTCCATACTTACATCCTTAATTAATACATACGAGGATTTAGTAGGGGCTAAAGTAACCAGAAAAAAGACTTTTGAAAGGTTTCTAGATTCTTATTGTGTAATAGAAGGCTCTAGTTCCGGGGTGTACACCTCTAATACTTGTAGTACTGCTGGAGGTACTTGGTATGAAAACCCTGAAGCAGACCCTACAGCACATTTCGCAGATGAGATATGGTATATAGATAGGAAGTCCTTAGAGACAGGTACTCATGTAGAATTTGAGTTAACTGCCGCTTATGACGTACAGGGGGTAAAGCTGCCGGCAAGGCATGTGATATCCGATACATGTTTATGGGTATATAAGGAGGGAGCCTGTGACTACACAGGTAGTAGTTACTGGGATATAAATAACATCTCAGTAACTAACGTATCCGAGGATGTCTGTGGTAAAACGTTTGGTTCCTGCGAATTAAGATTCCCCGATAACTCTAGCACTTCGAACCCTTTTGGGGGTTTTCCCGGTGCTGGTAAAGGTATGGAATAATGGATATAGAGATATTAACAGCTTTTACAAGTCATGCGGAAGAAGGGTACCCAAAAGAGGTTTGTGGTTTAATAGTTAATAAAAGGTATATACCTTGTCGTAATATATCTGATAATCCGGAGGATAATTTCATACTAGATCCTGAGGACTACGCCCTTGCAGAGGATAAAGGTGTGATAGAAGGGATCTGTCATTCCCACCCCAATAGCCTAAGTAATCCCTCCGAGGCTGATATCTCTTTATGTAATAGTACAAATAAAGTTTGGTATATATTGAGTCTTCCAGGCAGGGATTTAAAGAGTATTAACCCTGAGAAAGATTTATTAGGTAGAACCTTTGAGTATGGAGTAATAGACTGTTGTTCCTTAATTAAGGACTATTATGCTAAAAATTACAGATTATTTTTTGAGTGTACTGCTGGAGAAGATGAGTGGTGGTTAAGAGGAGAAAATAGGTATTTAGATAATTACTCTAAGCAAGGTTTTGTAAGTCTTGAAGATACCCAACCTATTGAAGGAGATGTTTTTTTAATTAAATTATTATCCCCCGTTCCTAATCATGCAGCTATTTATATAGGGGATAATAATATCCTTCATCACATACATGGAAGACTATCCAACCGAGAGAATTATTCTGGTTACTGGAGTAATTTTACTACACATCATTTGAGGCACAAATCATTATGTTAAAAAAAGTTAAATTATATGGAGAATTAGGAGAGCGTTTTGGTAAGGAATGGAACTTAGACGTAAATACCCCTGCGGAAGCTATAAGAGCCTTAACAATAAATAAAAAAGACTTTAGAAAATACTTAGAGGATGCCGAGAGTAACGGGATGGGCTTCCATATTAAAATAGGTAAAAGCTATTTACTAGATGGAAGAGACACTCTAGTTCCTTCAGGAGTTGCCGATATACAAATTATCCCTGTAGTTATTGGCTCCAAAAAAGGGGGTTTAATGAAGATTATAATAGGGGCGTTTTTACTATATTTTGCTTTTCAGTTTGGAGTACCCCTTACAGAAGGGATGACGTTAGCTGAAGGCTCTGTAGTACTAGGAGGTAAGGTGTTTTCTAGTATGGCCCTCACAGGTATGAAGTTGGGGGCCGCCCTTGTATTATCCGGAGTAGCAGAGCTTCTAGCACCTGCTCCAGAACCTCCAAAAGAGGAACAAACCGAATATGCATTTAGAGGGCCTCTAAATACCACTAAACAAGGGGTTCCAATACCTCTATGTTACGGTCAGTTAATAGTAGGTAGCGCTGTCGTTAGTGCCAGTATCATACCAGAAGATTATAACCCTTAATGCTTGGGAGCATACTATGTATATGAGAGTACGAGATGAAATTAGTGAACTATTACAAGAGTGGTTAAAAGGAGATGAACCTGCTATAGAGTTCTGTAAGTTAATATTAGAGGTAGTAGGTACTTGGGATGATTTAATCGACAAAGATAAGTATACTCCCACAGGTATGGATATATCAAACGCGTTTTCATTACTACTAATTAAGTTGCCTAACAATCCTTTTTATACTAAGCATAAAGACGATTTACAACCTTTTCTGGAACAGATGGTATATGATTGGTTAGCCGCTAACGAGTTAGAAAGACAAAAAGTATTGTTAACTTCTTACTCCTTAAGGCTATCCTACGCTCCAGTATTAGCTAGAGCAGTTTATTTAATAGGAGGTTTTGAATGGGCCATTTTAGGTGTTCAAGTATTATATAATACTATAACGGGTATAGAAGATTTTAATAAATACACTAAAGAACATAGTTCTGAAGAGATAAAAAAAGGGGAAGTATAATGTGTTGCGGCGGCGGCGGCGGTGGTTCAGCAGCAGTAGAAGCAGATAATACACTATTCTCGGCTTCAAAAGCAAAAATAATAGATCTAGTATCTGAGGGAGAAATTCAAGGTTTAGTAAACGGTAATAAATCTATATATATAGACAAAGTACCTCTACAAGCTGCAGATGAATCTTTTAACTTCGAAGGAGTATCTGTAGAGTATAGAACAGGTGTACTAGATCAGTCTTATATAAAAGGATTTGAAGGTTCTGCCTCGGAGGTTACTACTAGTTTTGGTGATTTAGATGCGAATACTATGTATAACAAAAGTATTACGAGTGCTAGTAACTTAGATGCAGTTAGAATAACTATATCTGTAGATAGTTTATCTAAACAAGAAATGGATAGTGGGGACTTAAATGGTTATAAAATTGAGTTTGAGATACATATTAGTAATAGTAGTATCCCAACAAGTAGTTCTAGCACTAAAGTAGGAGGGACTAAATCCTTTTCTGGTAAGACAAACAAAAAGTACGAAAGGTCTTATAGAATAGATGTACCGGAGAATATAAAGGGCAGCCCTACTATATATGTGGGAGTAAAAAGAACTACAGCAGTTGCAGGGACAGCTAATATTAGTGACTCCCTATACTGGAGGTCTTATACAAGAATAATAGATAATAAATTTAGGTACCCGCATAGTGCCATAGTTGCTATGAAACTAGACTCAAAACAGTTCGATAATGTACCTACCAGAGGTTTTGAGGTAAAAGGTATAAAAGTAAAGGTACCTAGCAACTATACCCCTTATGACCAGGGACACTGTAGTATTCCGGAGTATAGAAGAAGAGGTACTTGTATTGATGCAGGAGGAACCTGGGAGGGAACTGTTCCTGGTAGTAACCTGTATTCGGGCTATTGGGATGGTACTTTTAAAAGTCAAAAACAGTGGACTTGCAATCCTGCATGGATTCTATATGATATATGTACTAACACAAGATATGGGTTAGGGAGATGGTTAGAGACACATAATATAGATAAGTGGTCCTTATACGAAGTAGCAAAGTATTGTGATGCGGTAGATTCAAGTGGTGATTTTATAGGGGTAGAGGACGGATGGGGCGAAGGAGGTAAAGAAGCCCGATTTACTTGTAATATGTATATTCAAGGATCCATTGAGGCATATAAATTAGTAAACGATATAGCCTCAACCTTTAGAGGTATGTTATACTGGCAACAGGGTCAAATTACCTCCGTTCAAGATGTACAGAAAGATCCTGTAATGTTGTTTAATAAAGCCAACGTAATTGATGGTCAATTTAACTACGAAGGGGTTTCAAAGAAGAAAAGACACAATGTAGCCCATGTAACCTGGAATAACCCAGAAGATTTCTATAATAAAAATGTAGAGTATGTTGAAGATGCTGAGGCTATAGCTTCCTTTAATAATCAGTTAGTAGTAAAAAGTATAAATGCAGTAGGCTGTACGTCTAAAGGACAAGCTCGCAGGGTTGGTCAGTGGCTTTTGTATACTGAAAAGTATGAGACGGAAATTGTATCATTTAAGACAGGTTTAGAGGGGTTAAGTATACGTCCTGGGGATATTATAAAAGTTGCAGACTCAACAAAGTCTGGAGTAAGATATGGTGGCAGAGTTTCAAATAATTATGATAATACTACTACGTCGGTGGGTATAGATAGTTATATAGATTTAGTTGTAAACCATACCTATAATCTATCCTTAATTAATACAGAAGAAGCTTGTATTAATAGTTCTGGAATTAAAGTAATAAACACTCCAAAGTGTATTGATACTAATGGTAATAATATTACGGAACCATATGGGGACTATAGCACTTGCACTGCTGCAGGAGGGACTTGGTTAAGTGATCCTAAAGAGCTATGTTTAACTACCTCGGACAACGATTGGAAGCCTTATATATGGGTAGAGACAAAACCTCTTAGCACTCTTAGTAACTCTTTAAGCACTAATATTATAGAGTTAGATCAAAGCTTTAGTAGTAACCCTTCTGGAGAATACTCTTGGATTCTAGAGGATACAACTAGTAATTCGGAAGTGGTTGCACAAACCTTTAGAGTATTATCTATTCGGGAGAGTGCTAAAAATGTAGTAGAAATATCAGCCTTAAAACATCACAGTGCTAAGTATAATTATATAGAACGAGGCACTAGTTTCTCTACAAAAAATGTTAGTATACTACCGAGTCCTAGTAGTTTAGTACCCGCCCCTGTAAATATTGATATAGCCGAAGAACTGTACCTTACTTCTAATAATTCCATTAGAAATAGAGGTTTTATATCTTGGTGCCCTTCCGGAGTATCTGGGAGTTCCTGTGATGTGGGCGTTATCTACAGTTATACACAAAGTTATTTTGTTAAGTATAGAAAGGACCAAGGAAACTGGGTAAATTTAGGAGAAACTTCCAGTACTGGGATAGTTATTGAGGATGCTCCTGCAGGAGACTATGAAGTTATGGTAAAGACTATATCTATTACAGGAAAACAGTCTTCCTATACTTCTTTTAGTACTTCTTTACTAGGAAAAACTGCCCCACCTACTAACGTTATTTCTAATAACATAGAGATACAAGTAATACCTTAAGGAGTTGTATAATGAGTTCATTAAATATAAGTTGGCAGGAGGTACCTGATTTAGATGTAAAGGAGTATATAGTTCAACATACTAGTAATAACGGAACTTGCTCTATAAGTCAACATACAGACCCTGTAAGCTGCATAAATGCTGGAGGAGACTGGAGTTCTCAATGGGATATTACAGGAACCGAGGTATTCAGGGGTCGAGCAACTAGTTTCAATTATATACCTGAGTCCTTAGTCTCAGGCACTCATTATTTCTTAGTAAAGGCTCTAGATGACTCAAATATGTATTCAGAGTTACCAGGGTATAAAACTATAGAAGTAGTAAGTGCTAACTGGTCTGATAGTCAGAAAGTATCCTATAAATGTAATCAGGGTTTGCTAACTTTAAGCTGGAGTATCCCCGAGACCAAACAATTTAATATATTAGGTTACAAAGTATCTTATCAGCAAGGGGTTGAGGGTATTTCGTATAATGTAGGTCAGGGTACTACAGAAGGTAAATATCTGGTAGATAGTACTATTACTTTTCCAGTAACTTGGGGGGTGGGGGAGACAGGTTCTTCCCAAAGTATAAGAACTTTTACAATCGAAGCAGTAGATACTATGGGAAATACTGCTTCAAATACACTAAGTATCTCTATAGAGGCATTAGCTCCACTAGCTCCTACAGTCACATCCCTTTTAGTAGGTGAAAATAGCATAGTCTCTTGGAATATTGAGAACGAACCTGAGTACTCGGGGGTAGGTTCTTCAGGTAGCGTAAGGGCTGGTATAGAGCATTATAAAGTAAGCTACAAAGATTGGGATAATATTCCCCCTTCTTTTGATAATAATAATACCTTAAATACTAAAGGTAATTCCTATACCGAGAAGGTAACTTGGGGGCCTTCAATACTTAATAATAATGGTTCTATAGAATTAAATTCGGGGTCTTCTAAACCTAAACGAAGGTACTGGGTAATACCGGAGGATGCATCTGGGGCGTATGGCTTAGATGCTTCAAATGCTGCTGTATATATAGATGTTACTATAGATAGACCTAATAGCCTGAATTACTTCACACATAGTGACTTTAGTACTCCCTCCTCTAATGGAGTGGTAGATATATTCTGGGAACTGCCCAGCATATCCTCTTTACCTCTTAAGTCTATAAAGATTTATTGGGAAGAGCCTATTTGGGATTCTAGTACTAGTAGTATAACGGTATTAAATGGAGGCATTTACAATTTAGTAGAACAGAAGTCTGTAGCAGGAGAAACTACTAAGTACTCCACTCCGGCAGACTGGGGCCCTACTCAAACAGACCACTCAAGTGCTACTAGGTCGTTTTGGTTCATATGTGTAGACACAGCTGGAAATATTTCAATACCTGCTCAGTATAGTAGTATACAAATAGATAACCCCCATCCTGTAGAGAATTTAGTCTCTCAAGTAATTGATAATAATGTTATTTTAAGTTGGCAGCAGCCAACTAGCTCATCTCTTCCAATATCTAGTTATGCAATTTATAGATGCCCCAGTTCTGGAACCTGTGATACTACAGACTATTTAAGTACTGCACAGTACATAGCAAACGTAGGTACTTCCAATACTTATACATTTTTCGAGACGTCTGCAGGAGAATATAAGTACTTTGTAACTGCATATGACTCAGCAGGGAATTATTCAGAACCCCTATCTAAAAGCACTTATGTTAATGAACCTCGCGACTTCGAGTTATTAGACCAAGTAACTTCTAAGTTTACAAGCTCCTCGCTAAATTCTGCTTATTGTGATATAGGTTCTGGAAGCTATATAACCGAAGTTAGTTGTGAAAATGCGGGTGGAAATTGGGTAGAAGAGTCCCAAGCTTCCTGGAATAATATATTAGCCCTAGAAGATACAACAGCTTTAGTTCCTATACCCACAGAAACTTGGTTAGAGCACGGCACTAGACACGGTATTTTAAGTTCTAATACTATACAGGATTTAATTAATAGTACTCATGAGTACTATTTAACCCCCACCACTAACGCAACCTACTGGCAGAAGTGGGATCTAGGGACCGAGGTGCCTCAATCTACCACATCTTTGATAGAGAACATAAAGGATTATAGTGGTTCAGTAGGTGCAAGTGTATACCTTTATTACTTAAGTGAATCTCTAGGAGATACTCTTTATAATACTGAGAGTTTAAGTAGTACTACAGGATGGGTCGCAGTTAATGAAGGAGATACCTCGTTTCTAGTCTCTAATATAAGGTATTTAAAGGTAAAAATTGTATATACCTCAACTAACAATAGTTTTAGAGAAATTCTAGAACAAAGTATAGATTTAAAGCTCAGAACTATTAGAGATCAGTCTATGGCAAGCTCTAGCATTTCTTGGGGGGCTAGATCTAATGGCAAGGTTATATCTTTCAATAAAACATTTCAAGATATAAATAGTATATCAGTAACACCTCAGTTCTTATCTGGGGGAAATAATAATGGTAATCAAAATACTGCAATTTATGATTTTGAAGATACTAGTAACCCAACATCTTTTACAGTATATCTATTAGATGCAGTTGATGGATCTTTTGCAGATGGATTTTTTACATGGCAAGCAACAGGAGTTTAATTAAAAATGGCGTACACAGATGCAAATTGGGATAGTAATTCCCACCCAAAAAACACTTCCACGTATACTCAGGTACTACAACTACTTAGAGATAGGGATGAAAATATAGCCAGACAGTTCTGTGATATAAGTGATAGTGATAGCACTCTCGGAACTAACCACATTAATGGCACCATTAGGTGGGGAGGGACTAAGTGGTTGATTAAAAATACTAGTGGTACTTGGGAAGACTTAGTTAACCGATACTCTATAGATGTTAATACAGTAGAGGGTTGTGCTCCAAGTGATTTATCCGGGTCCAATAGTTTAGCTAGAAATAATGGAAACGTACAGGCAAATCTTAATGCAGATCAATTAGATGGGCAGCATGGTGGTTATTACCGTAATGCAGCTAACTTAAATACTGGTACTATATCAGATAGCCGGCTCCCAGATACTATTTCTTCTAATATATCAGGAGTTGCTTCTAATGTTAAATGTACAGCTACTAATTCTACAAATGAAACGGTATACCCGATATTTGTTGATGAAGCTACGGGAGGGCAGGGGGTTGAGACAGACACAGGATTTACCTATAATCCCAGTACTGGGACATTAAGTACGGGGGGAGCAGCTATAACTAATGACACCTCCGCAAGTTCTACAAGTACCGGGGCTTTAACTGTCGTTGGGGGCATCTCAACACAAGAGAACATACATGTGGGGGGAACCTTAGTAGAGTCTTCAGCAAGGCACTTAAAAGAGAATATTAAGAAGTTACCTAAACAGTTGAGCAACATTTTAAAGCTAAACCCCGTATCCTATAATAAAAAAGCTACGGGATTAAAGGAATTAGGGCTAATAGCAGATGAAGTTCAGGAGATATACCCAGACTTAGTTACTAAAAATGCGGAAGGTATTAATTATTCAAGACTTACAGTCCTACTAGTCTCTTCAATAAAGGAATTAAAAGAAATAATAGACACACAAAATACTAAAATTAGTGATTTAGAAGCAAGGATATCTTACCCGTGAGAAAATTTAACTCTTGACTTTTTTGTTATATTTTGTTATAATTAGTACATAATTGGACAATAAAATATAACATGGGTACTTGTATTTAAGTAATATTTTTAACTTATATAATTTGTACTAAAAATTGTATATAAGATTTTTACAGAGGATATAAAATGGCAGCAGGAATCCATAATATAGCAATAGAACAGGGGTCTACGTGGGAAATGTCACTAGGTGTAGACCAGCCTGAGGGTACCCCTAGTGATTTAACAGGATATACCGTAGCTGGAAAACTAGCTAAGTCTTTCTATGATGATAGCCCTATTAGCTTTGCGGTTTACTATACAGATTTAGCTATTGGATCTTTTAAAGTGTCTTTAAGTTCTGATCAAACGGCTGAGTTAGATGGAGAGTACGTTTATGTTTATGATATAGAGTTAACGGCACCTTCTTCAGTAGTATCTAGGTTGATACAAGGACAAATTACTATTATTCAAGGTGTAACGTCATGAGTGATGTGGTAGTAACCGTAACAGAAGTTATAGCTAATAATGTAGTAGTAACTTCAGTTGAAGTTGTTAACGCTATAATAGTCTCAGAAGAGACTACTGTAGTAAATACTTCTAATCAACTAGTAGGTACTGCCTCTAATATACCTTGTGAGCCTATTGACACTTTATCAGCTACTAATGTACAAGAAGCTTTACATCAGCTAGCGGATAAACATTTTATTCAAATAGTTGAACCCTCTTCAGGGGATGTAAACCTAAATGAAGGAGATGTATGGTATGACGTAGGAAATGGTAGATTAAAGGTTTATCAAAATACTCAATGGGAGGATTTAATATTATCAGCCCAGCTATCGGAAGGTGCAGATACCAACACCTACCCCGATATCGAACTAGACGGAGGTGTCTTTTAATGTCAGAAACAGTAGTCCATGCCTCGGTTGTAGGTTTTACACCCAAAGGTCACGTTAGTTCTTCAAATTTGCAAACAGCATTAGAGGAAATAATTGACCAGCACTTTGTTCAAGCCACGGCACCTGCCTCTGTAAGTACAGACTTAGAAGAGGGAGATATGTGGTACAACACTACAGACGATAAACTTATGGTTTATCGCAATACAATATGGGAAGAAGTTACTTTAAGTTCCCAATTAGCTGAAGGTACTGAGGATCAGTATACGGATGTTATCCTTAACGGAGGATATTTTTAAATTATGTCAAATACAATAAAAATTAAACGCAGTACAACCACGGCAGCTCCGGGTGCCTTAGCTGAAGGCGAATTAGCCTACTCAGAAAATTCTAATAATTTATTCATCGGAACTAGTGGTAACAACATCACTGTAATTGGTGGACAGGAAGGGATGGAAGATGCCGCAGCTAGCATTATTACTTCAGCCAGTCATTCTGGTTTAACGGCCTCTTATGATGATGCAGCCAGAACGCTTTCTCTAGATGTAAATGACCCTACAATCACTGTAAATGGTGACATGACAGGTTCTGTTACTCTTACAGACTTAGCCGATGGAACCTTAAGCCTATCAGCTAATATTAGTCCTACAGTTACCTTGGGAGGGGATTTAGGAGGTAGTGCTACTTTTACAAATCTGGGAAATGCTAGCTTAGATGCTACTATTGCTACTGATGCTGTTCAAAAAGCTATGGTAAATACAGATGTTATCACAGGTCAGGATGCTTTAGCTGAGAATCCTGATGGGGATAATGACATGTTACTTATATACGACGCATCTGCTATGTCGTATAAGAAAGTCGCTGCTAAATATGTAGGGTCTAACCAGCTAAATGAACTAGATGACGTAGATACGTCTACGGCAACTGCAGGTAACTTACTAATTGCCGGTGGTACTGCCTGGGATTCCGTTGCTGTATCTGGTGATATCTCTATATCTAAACTAGGTGTTACAGATATTAGTGCTGATGTAGTTGCTGCTGCAGAGTTAGGTGTTACTGCTGGAACTGCTACTGCTAATAAGGCCCTTGTAGTTGATGCCAATAAGGATATTAACTTAGGTACTGGTGATATAACAGCTGCTCAGATTACAGGCTCTCTACAGACTGCTGCGCAAGGGAATGTAACTTCATTAGGTACTCTAACAGGGCTTACGGTAGATGGAAACTCTACGGTTGCTGATGGGACTAATGACTTTGATGTTGCTTCCCATGATGGAACCAATGGTCTCAAGTTAGGGGGTACATTAGTTACTTCTAGTGCTTCAGATTTAAATAAACTTCAGGGTGTAACAAATGGTTCTGCAGCAGCTGGTAAAGCTGTAGTTGTTGATGCTAACAAAGATATCAGCTTCGGCGCAGGTAGCATTACTGCTACTGGATTTACTGGTTCTATTGAAACTGCTTCTCAGAATAATATTACCTCCGTAGGTATTTTAAACGGCTTAGCAGTTGCTGCAGGTCAGACAGTAAGTATGGGTAATAACCGTATTACTAACGTTTCTAACCCTTCACAAGCACAAGATGCTGCTACTAAGTCTTACGTGGATGCAGTTAAAACTGGTCTAGATGTTAAAGACTCTGTTAGAGTTGCCTCCACTGCGGCTGCTACTTTAACTACTTCTTTTGCTAATGGCGAAAGTGTAGATGGTGTTGCTCTTGCTACAGGAGACCGAGTTCTTGTTAAAGACCAGGTGGATGGATCTGAAAATGGTATTTATACTGTTAATGCTTCAGGCGCGCCAACTAGAGCAGTAGACTTTGCAGAGGCGGATGGAGGTGCGTTCACCTTTATCGAGGAAGGTGCTATTAACTCAGACTCGGGTTGGGTAATGTCTAATGATGGAGGAGTTACTGTTGGTACTACTAGCTTAGCATTCGTTCAGTTCTCTGGTGCTGGATCAATTACAGCCGGTACTGGTATGACAAAAACTGGTAATACTTTAGATGTAGTTGCAGGTACAGGTATCACTTCTAATGCTAATAGTGTTCAGATTGATACTACTTGGGCAGGTCAAGCTGCTATTAGTACTGTAGGCACTGTTACTTCAGGTACTTGGCAGGCTAACACTATAGGTGTAGGCTTTGGTGGTACTGGAATCGCTAGTTATAGCGCGGGTGACCTTACGTATGCTAGTGGTGCAACTGCTATATCTAAACTAGGCGCTGGAACGGCTGGACAGTTTCTCATGATGAATTCTAGTGCTAATGCTCCAGAATGGACCAGTTCTATAGACGGCGGTACTTTCTAGGGAACCATAAAAGAAGGGGTCTTATATAAGATCCCCTTAATTCCTTGCTATATAGCAAGAATACAGGGAGACCCATATGGGAATAATCAAACCAAAGCGGACAACACAAGCGGGTAGGGTACCTAACCTAGGAAACCTAGACGCTGGTGAAATCGCTATTAATCTAGTAGACAAAAAACTCTACGTAAGGGATACCTCTAATAACGTACAGGAACTTACCACTAGAACTCTAGAATCTTTAGACAACCTGAGTATATCAGGACCTGTAGATAACCAAGTTCTTAAGTATAATAATACTACAGGGAAGTGGGTAAACTCTACAATTACCACACCTTGGACAAGTGCATCAGGTTATATTTATCATAATGAAGCTGTTTCAATTGGTAAGAGTACCCACAATCCTAATTACGCCTTAGACGTAGAAGGAGCGGGAAGCTTCTCGGAAATGTATATTAATGGTTTCCAAGTTACTGGAACGCCTTCGCCTTTCTTAATGTCCGCAACTATTGTTAGTCAGGACTTTATTATCCCACCTTATTATTTCGCCTCCTCTCCTACACCTATTCAGGTAGGAGAGGGAGCCACAGTCACAGTAAGCGACAATTCAAGCTTAGTTGTAACACCTTAGAGGAGTTTTAATGTCAACATTAAAAGTTAATACTTTAGATACATATTCAGGAAGTACTTTAGATATAGATAGTACTTCAGATTTAACCGTTAGCAGTAATACTACTGCTACTAGCACAACTTCAGGAGCTTTAAGAGTTACTGGAGGTATTTCAACACAAGAGAACCTATACGTTGGGGGTAATGCTGTAATTAATGGCACTATGACCGCCAATGGAGGTACCATCACGTTAGGGGACGCTGGGTCCGATCAGATAGCTTTTGGAGGTGAAATTAACTCAAGTATTTTACCTACTACTACTGCAACTTATGACCTAGGATCTGCCTCAAAATCTTGGGCAGGCTTATACGTTAATACTATTAATGGTAACGTAACAGGTGATGTAACAGGTGATGTAACAGGTAATGTAACAGGTAATGTAACAGGAGATGTAACAGGAGATGTAACGGGGGATGTAACAGGTAACGCAGACACAGCTACTAAAACATCTAATGCTCGTACTATAGGTATGACGGGTGATGTAGTTTGGACCTCCGCAGCCTTTGATGGTTCAGGTAATGTTACAGGTACCGCATCCATCCAGAACGATTCAGTAGCTTTAGGTACTCAGACTACAGGTAATTACATGAGTAATGTAGCTGCAGGTACTGGCGTATCTATAACACATACTCCAGGAGAGGGCTCAACTGCATCCGTGTCTATAGGACAAGCAGTTGGGACTACTGATGACGTCACCTTTAATGCAGTAACTGTAGATGGTGACCTCACTGTTAATGGTACTACTAACTCCGTAAACTCTACGGAAGTTAACATTGGTGACTCTACTATTACATTAAATGCGGGAGAGTCAGGTGCCCCCACTCAAAACGGAGGTTTTGAGATTGAGCGAGGTACTGCTACTAATAAATCATTCCTTTGGAATGAATCTGTAGATAAGTGGACTGTAGGATCTGAAACTCTTACTGCAGATACTTTTGAAGGTGCTTTAACAGGTGATGTAACAGGCGATGTAACAGGTAATGTAACTGGTGCCTTGTCTGGTAACTCTACTACTGCCACAGCTTTAGAAACGGGACGTACTGTAGGTATGACGGGTGATGTAGTTTGGACCTCCGCAGCCTTTAACGGTTCGGGTAACGTTACAGGTACAGCTACTATTCAACCAAATTCAGTTTCTTTAGGTACTCAAACTAGTGGTTCATATGTTAGTAATGGTACTACTGCAGGCATTGGTTTATCTGGTACCGTAGATCAGGAAAATGGTACTTTTACAGTAACTTCAAATGCTACTCCAAATAATACAGCTAGTGCTTTAGTATCTAGAGACGCTTTAGGTAACTTTACTGCTTCTACTATTACAAGTGCTTTAACAGGTGATGTAACAGGTGATGTAACAGGTAATGTAACAGGTAATGTAACGGGAAGTTCTGGTTCTTGTACTGGAAACGCTGCAACTACTTCTAAACTATCTACCCCTAGAACTATATCTTTAGGAGGTACAGGAAGTGACTTATCAGGTTCCGTTGCTTTTGATGGATCTACTAATGTAGCTATTAATGCGCAGATTAATAATGGAGCTATTGGAAATACAGAGTTAGATAATACTGCGGATGTTACCTTTAATACTGTAACTGCTAGCATTTCAGGTGATGTAACAGGTAACGCAGACACAGCTACTAAAACATCTAATGCTCGTACTATAGGTATGTCAGGAGACGTAGTTTGGACCTCTGCAGCCTTTGATGGTTCTGGTAATGTTACAGGCGTAGCAACTATTCAACCTAATTCCGTAACTATAGGTACAGATACTACAGGTAACTATACTAACTCGGTGGCTGCAGGTACGGGAGTATCTATAGCAGGTGGAACGGGTGAAGGTAACAATCCTATAGTCTCTATAGGACAATCAGTAGGTACTACAGATAATGTAGCATTCAATTCTTTAGTTCTTGCGGGAGATCTTACTGTTAATGGTACAACAACTACCGTTAATACAGAGACTATCTCTTTAGCTGATAATATTATACTTATCAATGGAAATGCTTCAGGGACTCCTACGGAGAATGGAGGTATTGAGATTGAGCGAGGTACTGCTGCTAATAAATCCTTCCTTTGGGATGAGTCTCTAGATAAGTGGACTGTAGGATCTGAAACTCTTACTGCAGATACTTTTGAAGGTGCTTTAACAGGTGATGTAACAGGCGATGTAACAGGTAATGTAACTGGTGCCTTGTCTGGTAACTCTACTACTGCCACAGCTTTAGAAACGGGACGTACTGTAGGTATGACGGGTGATGTAGTTTGGACCTCCGCAGCCTTTAACGGTTCGGGTAACGTTACAGGTACAGCTACTATTCAACCAAATTCAGTTTCTTTAGGTACTCAAACTAGTGGTTCATATGTTAGTAATGGTACTACTGCAGGCATTGGTTTATCTGGTACCGTAGATCAGGAAAATGGTACTTTTACAGTAACTTCAAATGCTACTCCAAATAATACAGCTAGTGCTTTAGTATCTAGAGACGCTTTAGGTAACTTTACTGCTTCTACTATTACAAGTGCTTTAACAGGTGATGTAACAGGTGATGTAACAGGTAATGTAACAGGTAATGTAACGGGAAGTTCTGGTTCTTGTACTGGAAACGCTGCAACTACTTCTAAACTATCTACCCCTAGAACTATATCTTTAGGAGGTACAGGAAGTGACTTATCAGGTTCCGTTGCTTTTGATGGATCTACTAATGTAGCTATTAATGCGCAGATTAATAATGGAGCTATTGGAAATACAGAGTTAGATAATACTGCGGATGTTACCTTTAATACTGTAACTGCTAGCATTTCAGGTGATGTAACAGGTAACGCAGACACAGCTACTAAAACATCTAATGCTCGTACTATAGGTATGTCAGGAGACGTAGTTTGGACCTCTGCAGCCTTTGATGGTTCTGGTAATGTTACAGGCGTAGCAACTATTCAACCTAATTCCGTAACTATAGGTACAGATACTACAGGTAACTATACTAACTCGGTGGCTGCAGGTACGGGAGTATCTATAGCAGGTGGAACGGGTGAAGGTAACAATCCTATAGTCTCTATAGGACAATCAGTAGGTACTACAGATAATGTAGCATTCAATTCTTTAGTTCTTGCGGGAGATCTTACTGTTAATGGTACAACAACTACCGTTAATACAGAGACTATCTCTTTAGCTGATAATATTATACTTATCAATGGAAATGCTTCAGGGACTCCTACGGAGAATGGAGGTATTGAGATTGAGCGAGGTACTGCTGCTAATAAATCCTTCCTTTGGGATGAGTCTCTAGATAAGTGGACTGTAGGATCTGAAACTCTTACTGCAGATACTTTTGAAGGTGCTTTAACAGGTGATGTAACAGGTGCTGTAACAGGTGATGTAACAGGTGATCTTACAGGTAACGTAACAGGTGATGTAACAGGTGATGTAACAGGTAATGCAGACACAGCATCTACTTTAACTACTGCACGTACTATTGGTGGGGTATCCTTTAACGGCTCTACTAATATTAACCTACCAGGTGTTAATGCTACAGGTAACCAAGATACTACAGGAAGTGCAGCTACTTTAACTACTGCACGTACTATTGGCGGGGTATCCTTTAACGGCTCTACTAATATTAACCTACCAGGTGTTAATGCTACAGGTAACCAAGATACTACAGGAAGTGCAAGTACTTTAACTACTGCACGTACTATTGGCGGGGTATCCTTTAACGGCTCTACTAATATTAACCTACCAGGTGTTAATGCTACAGGTAACCAAGATACTACAGGAACCTCATTTAAATCTTCCAAGTTAGAAACTGCTAGAACTATTAGTGGTGTATCCTTTGACGGTACTTCTAATATTAGTTTAGATAATGTTTATAATCGTAGAGTTCAGAATAGTATAACGGCTAGTACAGCTTCTACAGCTATTGACTTCAACTCTGCTAGTAACTTTTACCTAAACCTAAGCTCTAATACTACTTTTAGCCTTTCTAACACTGCAAATAATATAGGGCTCTCAGGAATGATTATCCTTAAGCAAGATGCAACAGGGGGTCGAAGCTTTACGCTACCGTCCTCTATGAAGACACCTTTAGGAGGTGCTGCTATTGACCAAGAGACTAGTGCAAGTAATACTGCTATTCTTTCATACTATATAGCTGCCTCCGATACAATTCTTGTGAATTATATCGGAGACTTCGCATGATATGGAATATAGAATCTTGGAATACCTCAGTAAATACGGATAGAAGTACCAATACAGTATATAACACTAGTAAGAGTACTACAACGACTTGGAATACTAGTAAGAGTACTACTACTACGTATAATACAAGTAGGAGTACTAGTAAGAGTACTATTACCGTATGGAGCACTAGTAAGAGTACTTCTACTACATATGCAACTAATAGAAGTACTACAACGACTTGGAATACTAGTCATAATACAACTACTACGTATGCGACTAGTAAGAGTACAACTACTACGTATGCTACCAATAAGAGTACTACAACAACTTGGAATACTAGTCGTTCAACTAGTAAGAGTACTACTACTACGTATGCTACTAGTAAGAGTACTGCGACTACGTATGCGACTAGTAAGAGTACAACTACTACGTATGCTACCAATAAGAGTACTACAACAACTTGGAATACTAGCCACACAACTAGTAAGAGTACTACAACGACTTGGAACACTAGTCATAATACTACAACGACTTGGAACACTAGTAAGAGTACAACTACTACGTATGCTACCAATAAGAGTACTACAACAACTTGGAATACTAGTCGTTCAACTAGTAAGAGTACTACAACGACTTGGAACACTAGTCATAATACTACAACGACTTGGAACACTAGTAAGAGTACAACTACTACGTATGCTACCAATAAGAGTACTACAACAATTTGGAATACTAGTCACACAACTAGTAAGAGTACTACCACGACTTGGAATACAAGTAAGAGTACAACTACTACGTATGCAACTAGTAAGAGTACAACAACTGCTTGGAGTACCTCTTATAGTACCAACTATGAAGACTATGTATCAGATGGGTACGCCTCTGCAGGTTATTGGGTAAGTACTAGTAGAAGTACTAGTCACACAACTAGTAAGAGTACTACCACGACTTGGAATACAAGTAAGAGTACAACTACTACGTATGCAACTAGTAAGAGTACAACAACTGCTTGGACTACAACGTATGCTACCAATAGAAGTACTACAACGACTTGGAATACTAGTAAGAGTACTACCACGACTTGGAATACAAGTAAGAGTACAACTACTACGTATGCAACTAGTAAGAGTACAACAACTGCTTGGACTACAACGTATGCTACCAATAGAAGTACTACAACGACTTGGAATACTAGTAAGAGTACTACCACGACTTGGAATACAAGTAAGAGTACAACTACTACGTATGCAACTAGTAAGAGTACAACAACTGCTTGGACTACAACGTATGCTACCAATAGAAGTACTACAACGACTTGGAATACTAGTAAGAGTACTACAACAACCTGGAATACTAGTCATAATACTATAACTACGTATAATACTAATCATAGTACAACGACTGCTTGGACTACCACGTATGCTACCAATAGAAGTACTACAACGACTTGGAATACTAGTAAGAGTACTACAACAACTTGGAATACTAGTAAGAGTACAACTACTACGTATGCAACTAGTAAGAGTACTACAACGACTTGGAATACTAGTCATAATACTACTACTACATTTAATACTGAGCGTATAACTACAACGACTTGGACTACTACGTATGCTACTAGTCATAATACTACAACGACTTGGAGTACTAATAAGAGTACTACAACAACTTGGAGTACTAATCATAGTACTACTACTAGTTGGATTACACAAAGGTCTACTAACTATTATATGTAAAAGCTGTAGTGGTGCAGAAATGCACCACTATATTTTAAATAGTACTTGACTTTTTAGGTTATAATTGTTATAATATGTTTTTCTAATAATTAAAAAGGATCTAGCAAATGGAAATGTTTAATAAAAAGTCTCAATCTGAAAGAATAGGGGATGAACTAAAAAAGAGTAGTTCTCTAGACCCTCTAAAAGAGGTAGAAAGATACTTTCTTAAGAAGATGCGACAATATAAAACAGAGGCTTCCTATGATGTTATAGCAAATGAAACCCCTTATTTTAGAACTATAAATTATACTGAGTATGCCAATTGTTTTATTATACACCCTCTGTGTCAGGACTTACGAGTTCAGCAAATGAGAGATGCGTATAATGATAATACAACAAATACTCTAGACTACATTAAATACTTCAAGTCCAATATATTAGAGAACAAATCTAATAAATATAAAGATAGAGAGGATTTAGATTTAGAAGCTAAAAGTGCTTTGGTAGTCTTAGTAGGTTCTAATAAACTTAAAGACCGAGTCTGTTTAAATAAACTTAGCTGGATAAAAGATAACTATGATGATGATGTGTATTTTAAACCCCACCCTCTAACGTATCATACGTTAATAGGAGAATTAAAAGACATATTTGGTGAGGATAAGATATTACCTAGAGAGGCTAATATGTACTCTCTCATGTTAAAATCAGATATAGTATACACTTCACATATGAGTGAATCAGCTATCTATGCAACAGCATTAAATAAAGAAATTAACCCAATAGATGTATATAACAAAGTAGAGCAAGGTTCTTTTTATCATATAAATAAGTTCTTATTTATAGAAAATGATCCACAGACGTGGGTAAATAGAACGTTCTCTAGTTATAAATCAGGTATTATTAACCCAGTACTGAACAAAGACTGGAAAAGTTCAATAGACAATTACCTTGAATACATTCACGAAGTACGTGACATGTATAAGGATTTTTACATTGAAGAATTAAAGAAGGATAAAAAATAATATGACAATAACAACACGAAGTGGTAAAGGCTCAGCCCTTACACACGCTGAGATGGACTCAAATATTAATGAACTAACTACTCGAACGGGTAATTTAACAGTTGAAGGAACTTTTTATGAAACATCTGCCGCAATTTATAAAGATAACATTACCAATATTCCTAGCCAGCTTAACAATATCTTATCTCTTAGACCTGTAGAGTATGATAAAAAATTAGATGGTACACATGAGATAGGGTTAATTGCCGATGAGGTTGCAAAAGTTTATCCAAATATGGTGCACTTTATAGAGGGTAAACCTGAGGCACTAAACTACTCTAAAATGGTTTCAGTACTCGTTAAAGCAGTACAGGAACTAACTGAGAAAGTAGAAAAACTTTCTAAATAAATTTAATTGCTCTCTTAGGAGAGCTGCGCCACGAAACTCCTTCGAGCGCAAAAGTAACAC